TACCCACATATCCATACTGCGGGTGCCAATAAGTAACTATTTGTTTGGGTTTAGTAGCCGCTTGTAATCGTTGAAGAGCAAACTCATCTGGACCTTTCATGGTTCCACATATGTGTAACTCTCCTGTACCTATGTCTAGCTCATCAATCCTATGGAAGTGCCCAATCATTACACTATCAAACTCTTGCTCTAAGTCTTCATCCATAGCACCCTCTATTTCACGTTGTAAAGTTTTCCTAAATTGAAAAACACTTCGTAATTTAGTTATAGAATTGAGGATAGCACCACTACTACCAGCACCTGATATACAATCTCCATGTGTAATAAGAACTACTTTGTCATGTATTTTAAATGTCGTAATAAAACTTTTAGGAATATGGAACTCTATGTTTTCTTGTTTCTGACAAAAAGTTGCAACCCATTGATAAAGCATATAATCCCAATCCATATACTTATCTTTCATAGGAGGTTTTCTAGTCATCCTACCATGATTACCAACTACACATGGGACTTTGATTTTTGTAAAGTGTGGGGCTAAATACATTAGAGCTTGCCCAATAATACTAGCTCCTCTAATCATTTGCTCCATACAGTTAGCCATATTAGACCTAGCTAACTCTTCGTGTATGTCTCCACTAATCATATCACCTAACATAGGAATGATTAGTTCATCTACTGGTGCTATTTGTCTTCTATAGGAAGCGTGCTTTAGAATTTGGTTAGCCCACCCATACATACGTTTATTAAATACCTCAAAGTTGTATTCGTTCAGACCTCTCATCTGGTCTTTAAATACATGCTCCCCTATGTGAGTATCAGATAGTGGAGTAACCATAACTTGTGCTTGCTGCCCAAATGGAGTCTTATCTGTCTTTTCAATATGTTTTAGAGGTACTGATGGGAAAGCTTTGGTGTGTTGTTGGATAGTCTCTATAATAAGGTCTTGCTTAGTATCATCTTTCAAAGCTGCCAAATATAGTTTCTTATAAAAAGATGCCTCACTCTTTTGGGTAGCAACCTTTTTATCAAGTTTTATTCTTTCTGCTAAACTATCTTCGGGATGTAAGACCTGCTCTTCGTAAACCCCCTCTACTTCGCTGTCGTGCCAGCGTTGAATCGTGGTGCGATGAGTTTCGGTTCCATACTCCTCGTTCATCCAGTTTACTATTGCTGTCCACGTAGCTCCTAAAGCTCTTCTTTTTATTATCTCTGATTTTGCCTGCTCTGGAATCATAGTTCCTCCTTACCTTTACTACCAATATCTTACCGCAAGTAAGACATTGTAAATCTTTATCTTCATTTATGTACATATGTCCTTGACACTTAGTACACATTCTATCATATAATTTCATTTAAACAAAGGGGCTATCTTTATCGTCTTCTTCTTCAGCGTCTATTTTACCCGCATCTAAGTCTCTATAACCTCCAGTAACAGTTGGTCCTGTCTCTGCTCCAGACCCATATGATAATTGAACGCTTAGACCTGCGGGAGTTACCTGACCCACATCCCCCTTCTCATCAGCTTTATTACTTTGTATATTCTCAGAATCATCTAAACTTCTAATTTTATCTTCCATATCTTTTTGAGCCACATCTGCCTCTTTGTCTGGTTCGGCATCATACACCAGTGGATTCCTAAGCCCATCAGTTTGTTTGGTTTGGTCATTCATAGCTGTAGATGAAGACTGCTGTCGAAACTTTATATCATCTTTTTTAAGTTCTCCTTGAACCCATTTTATTAGTTCAACTGTAGAGGAATTAAGTTCTTTCTGCATTTTTCTTTCAGGGGATTGGTCTGTTATAAATAGCCCTAATCTTTCAACGCCACTTCGTTTTTTACCCCTACGATTTTTTGACCACCTTTTTTTACGTTCGGTCCTACCCCCATAACTAGGTGTGAACACTCCTGAATCTTGGGATGTAAATACTGTACCTGCACCCCCTCCAAACGAACCTGAAGTAGCAGCTCCTCCGCCACCACCATTTTCCTTGAGTAGTTTCTCTAATTCAGGATGAAATTTAAATGTTACCTTTTTTGCATCTTTTTTCACTGATTCACCATCCACTAATATTTCAATAGGATATATTTCATTTAATGTATTATACCAATAAGCCACCTCGTACCCACCGTCATCTAATAATTTTACAAACAAACCTCGGTCATAACTTGGACCATCTTCCATATCGGTGGCTCGCAAAACCTTAGTCTCACCTCGTGGTAGTAATAAGTCGTGTTTTATCTCATCAGATTTTTGTTTCTGTATTTCTTTTTTGGCAGCTTTTTTATAAGAATCATTCTGCCCTCTAGGGTTTGTAATCCAAGACTTATTCATTTTCTAAATCAATTTCAGTTGGTTCTGTTGCCTTTGGTCCTTCTTGTTTATTTCTACTAAATCTTGTAGGGTCTCCAAAAGTTGCTTTTTCAATAGTGGTAACACCTGTAGCCGAAAGGTTAGCTATATATTCCACATTGTTTTCTGAAAACCACATTTGACTTAAGTCAGGCGATACTTGTTTTATTACAGGGGCAGCAAAGCCTTTCTCATTCAAAGACTGCACCCAAGTTTTTGATAAGGTTAATTCGTTTTTATCAGCTCTAGCCTCTGCGTACTCATCAATATCTCTCTCTTCATCAGGGTGTTTGTCTGACCAGTCCGGGGTAACCCCGCCTGTCCGTCCTTTAAATTTCCTTTGTGATGGTGGAACATATGCCTTTTGCATAGCTTGAATACCCACCATGTCTGATGGGGCTTCGGCTTCTTCCCCACCCTCCTCGGCTTGTAATTGTTCCATAGCAGCCTGCTCTTCAGCCTGTTGTGCAGCTTGTTGTTCTGCCATAGCTTGTTGCTGTTCTTCCATTTCTATTTGCTTCTTTTGTTGTTCAAGTCCCATCAACTGTTGTTCACCTTGCATTTTGGCTGTTGGTACCGGCTCACCACTTACAACAAACTCTGCTTCATATAAATCAACATCTTGTTCTTTTAGTTTTACATCAAACCCTAATTGAGCAAATTGATTTACTATCTGTATTTTTTGTTGAGCAAAACTTAACCTAGTGTTTTCAGCCTTTTCTTCTGGCTGAGGTAAGTGTAAATCATAATCAGTTATACCAAAAGCTTCTAATAGTTGTGGAAAAACTTTTTCATGAAATAGTCTTTGGTCTCCTTCAACTACCCTACTCATAACTACTAGTTGTTGTGTTTGTGTAGACATACCTCCAAAAGCTTCTGGGGCACCCTGCCAAGCTGGGGTAACACCCCACATAGCAGCTACACGTTCTCGTATCTCATCTCGAACAGGTAGGTAATCCATTTCGTTTAGAGTGTGGAATAGCCTTACCATGTCTACTCTACCTCTTTGGTTTCTAGCAGATACTGCTACCATAGGTATATAGTTTGGGTCCATTCTTGTTTGAGCTGCTATATGCTCTCGCTCTTTACGTAGACTCTCTGGGTCATCCGTAGTTACCATTAACATACTCGCAGGCATTTTTCTCTCGTAGAAATATCTATATAAGTTTTTATCCATACCTACTAAGGTCAAAGCCTTTTCAAATATAGTAAGTATTGGTGACCATCCATATGTTTCAGATGGAGCAAACTTAGATAAGTGAATAATTTCAGAATCCGTGAAGTACATGTGCTGACTTCTATGGTAATATTTATACATTGCAGGTTGTAATTTTACGTCACAATCTTCTTTCTCGCAAGTTCCTGCTGCTTCTTGAAGAACTTCCCTATGAATAGGGCAAAGAAAATGGGAGTTTTTAGGTAACCCAGCTTGGTCTAAATCAAATTCAACAAGTGCTGGATTAAGTCTTCTAATTTCTAGAAGTTTAGACCTAACCTCTCCTCCACCCATATCTTTGTATTCTTTAGCCAAATACAAAAAAGCATCGTCTAAAGAGTTCATGTCAAAGTGAAATTGCCTAAAAACTTCTTCCATACTCTGGTCAAACACGTTACAGTCTCGCAACCATTTAGTTAGTCTCTTACGTTGGTCAGTGTCTGGGTTTTCTTTATTAGGTACAATTTCTATACCCCTTCTAAATACCTCCCCTGTAATGTGTGTTAAAGGACCTCTGATTTCTTCAACCGATAAGGTTATAGTTTGAAGGTCTTGTACTAACTGTTGTCTGTACGCCATTTGATGACGCACCCATGTATTCACCACATGGTCAAGACCAACTGTAGGAGCCGCCCCAGTATCTCCCTGAGATTTCATAACATCTAATAAACTAATTTGTTTATTCAAATCAGCCATTGTCTGCTGCATTTGGGGGACTTGTGGTAGATATTCAGATAATTTCATTATTAATCCCTGCTTAGTTTAGTCATATCCTGCATGGATACTAACTTTAATATATTGTCCATCGCTTTCTCTTTTAGTTCAAACTCTTCCGAACGGGAAGCAGCTCTTTCAACAACATTTTTTTCTTTCGTTAGGTTACTTAATTTTTCCTCTAACTGTTGAATTTTTTTATTTTTTGTGTCTATTTCGTATTCTAACTCACTTGTGTCTATGTCAGAACCAAAATTTGCGTTCTCCAAAACGCCTAGACTAGCAGCTTCCTTTACTAAGGCAATAAATTGACCTTCTGATAATGCTACTACCGCTGGACTATCATCAGGGATGTCATCATCAGCTGTTAGCATCTTTAGGTCAGCATGCCAAGTGTCTAAAATTCTCCATGTATGCTTATCATCTTTAATAGCCACATACTGTTGACCGCCTTCACTCATCATATTACCTAATACCATAAACTTCTCCTAAAACTTTCCTGTCTTTATATTATACTATATTTTTTGTATTTATCTTCTACCTGACAGTTCTTGACGTAGTTGATTGTTTTCATGTACGTATTTCTCTGCTAAATCTGTGTACAACAGAGTCAACTTGTCTACTTTTTCAGTTAGAAGCAGTATCTTAGATTTCAATTCTTCTTGACTATCTAAAATACTTGAGATACCTTTCATCTCCTCTTGATGGTTATAAAAGGTATTGTCAAATTCTTTACGTTGGTTATTATCCATTATGTCTCCTTATGCAATAAGACAAACACTATACCCACAAGACTTACATGTTTCACAGCCAGACTCGAAAACTACGTTTGGGGTGTCACAACAATTATGCTGCGGAACCCGGTAGTTCTCTCGCTTATCTATAGCTTGTTCTTCTATATCAAAACCATCTAATGGTAATTGGGAAGAATCTTTTTTATTCCCTTTTACTAACACTTCTTTTTCTCGGCTTCCCGCCCTATAAACAGTAATTCCCTTACATCCTTCTTTCCATGCTAACATATATGCGTTTTCAACATCTTCTTTAGTAGCACTGTTTGCGAAATTTATTGTCTTAGATATACCCGAATCTACGGCTTCTTGAAAAGCAGATTGCATTAGAACGTGGTCCTGTGGTGAAATAGTAGGAGCAGTAGCATAAACTGCCTTAGCCCACTCCGGTACTTCTGGAACAGTTTCTAGTGACCCTCCCTCAGCCAAATAATCCATCAAATCTTCAGAATAAAACCCATGTTTTTTAGCATCTGCCTCGAAGTATTTATTTACGTAATTCAGAGTTTTGCCTTCTAGTATATTTTGTTTTTTCCAAGCTAACGCAAATGTGGGTTCAATACCGCTAGATGTGTCAGCTATCATTGATATTGTGCCTGTAGGAGCAACTGTTAATCTACAGTGATTCCTATAAGCTTCTGTATCCTTATCGTAGTTACTATTATCCCATGCTGGGAAAGTTCCTCTAACCTTAGCTAGTTCTATTGACTCATCATCTGACCATTCTCTAATCTTAGCCATTACCTTTTCTCCTACTTCTCTAGCTAGTTTAGAATTATATGGTACATGCATTTGTATTAGTAAGTCAGCAAACCCCATAACACCCAAACCTATTTTTCTAGTAGATTTAGTCATCTCTTCTATTTCTGGAGTAGCATATTTGTTTGCATCTATAACGTTATCTAAAAAGTGTACAGATGTTCTTGTTACTTCTTCTAAACGGTTCCAGTTAATTTTTTCATCCCAACCGTGTGTAGGTCCTTCGGACTTTTGATAAAACTTAGCTAGGTTTATAGAACCTAAGTTACAGGATTCGTTCCCTAATAAGGGCTGTTCCCCACAAGGATTAGTAGCAATCATCTCACCATATTGTTCTTTTACATGGTTATCTTTGTTAACTTGGTCTAAGAATATCATTCCGGGCTCTCCATTATTCCAAGCCCCCTCAACTATTTTAGTGAATACTTCTCTGGCATTCAATGCCCCAGTAACCTCGTTAGTTTTAGGATTTATTAGATTGTAATCCATGTTGTTCTCTACGGCTTTCATAAAGTTCGAGTCTACCCCTACTGAAATATTAAAGTTATGTATCTCACCCTCAACCTTTTTACAGTCAATAAAATCTAATATGTCTGGATGATATATGGACATTACTGCCATATTAGCTCCATCTCTCTTACCACCTTGGGTTATCATAGATGAAACTCTAGATAGTGTCTTTAGTACTTCTATTGGACCACAGGCAATACCATGTGTTGATTTTATTGCGTCTCCTCTAGGTCGTAGTTTAGACAAAGCAAACCCAGTGCCACCACCAAATTTCTGAACCATAGCACTGTCTGTTGCTGCTTTCATTATACCTTCCATACTATCCTCTAAAGGTAATACGAAGCACGCTGATAAAGTACCTTGTTCAGTCCCTGCGTTCATCAATGTTGGAGAATTAGGTAGAAACTCAAGGCTGCTCATCATATTAAAAAAATCAGCTTCCGTAAGAGCAGATTCAACGTCTAGTTTCATATACTGTTTGTCAATTGAAGCTACTGATTTAGCTACTCTGGTAAACATTTCAGCTGGAGTTTCTATAACATTATTAGAACCATCTTTCAATAAATATCTGTGATTTAATATCACTTCTGCTTGGTCGGTAATTACTGCTTTGTTCTCTGTTTGTGTCTTAATTTTATCTTCTAATGTCATTTTTATTTCTCCTCATATTTTCTTTTTATTGCCGATGACCACAGTATAAACACAACCCCCTCTCAGGGACCCAGAAATTGGCATTACACACAGTTTCCTTACACTGTGGGTTAGGAGCACTGTTAGCTCGTT